TTACTCTTATGTTTACCAGAGAAGTCAAAAAATGTCTCTTTTAGTTGTTGTACCCAATTTACACTAGGTGTAGGAGCGTGGTCTTTTAGCACATAGTTTGGTGTACCAGCAAATATGTTATTGACTTTACCTGTTGTGCTACCTAAATCCATACCTAACAGATAGACCTCATTTGGTTGTTCTAATAAACAAGATATGTAAGCCGCTGTCGGGCCAGCAGCCCAACCTTTATCTTTAAAATCTTCTATATCGTTTAAACACTTTGATTTATTATTATCTTTTAGCCAAGATACTTTAATAGATTTTTGTTGTACAAATTTTCTATGTTTTGTTTTATCACTTCTAACAACGTGAGCCACACCTGCTACACTTGAACCGTGCATTACAAACTCTTTACTACCAGTTCTATCGTTTTCGTAAAAGGCTCCTTCTTCTCTTGCTAATCTTAAATCCTCATCTGTAGCACCAGCCTTAATCATATTTTCATATAGTTCAGCAGGTACTTTTGACCAGTTTCTAAAATATGTTGGTGTTTTTTCACAAATGCCACTATGATACATTTCGTGCATTATACCTTGGTCAACACCAACTAAAACATCTATGTCATCTGGATTGGTTCTGTAAATGGCATTACAACCATAAATCTTGCCGTGTTGTCTTAATTTTTTTAAGTCAACACCTAATCTACTTTGGCCGTTGCCTAAACAAAATACAATATTAGGATATGATCCGCCCTCTTTAGCCATAATAATAATTTATAATACCCATAGAGTAGATAGCTAATGATACAGCATTCAAAACTATTAAAGCTCTGTCGTGCCATAGTAAACCAACAACTAGCCAACCTGCCATACCAAATAGGCCAATGTATAAATTTATAGGAAATATATTTGCTGATGTTAGTACCATAGTTATAATTAACAAGATACTACTTACCCATTTAATATACCAAGATAAATCACCTCTAGGTGTTACCTTTTTATAAACTCTGCTTGAGTTTAACTTAGCAATCTTATCGTCTAATTTTTCTTTAATTGGTTCTATTGTCATTTAACAAATACCTCTTTCATAATCAATTTACACTCTGTAGCGTTAAAGTTAACAAATGGTTTTAACTTGGCCAACGTAGATGAGATTTTAGGCCAGACCACATTTTCGGTAATCTCTTTATCCCAATTCTTACTAAACGACAAAAAGTGGTCAAGCACAATGGCGGATTGGAAAGACGCTCTTTTTTGAATAAGTAAGCGTAGCAATCTAGGATGTTGTCCGCCACGACATAAAAAACCATCATCAAAAGAAAGATTACGAGAAGTAAAGTCATCACTAATCCGTACCAAATCGTCCCTAAAATGGTATCCAAAAGCCTCTTTACGTTTTCTAAAGTCCAAATAGATGTCTTTTCCGTCATTTTGTAATAAGTTCCCTACCCATTTTTTATTGTTGTGTGTAAAGTTAGCAACAAAGAAGTCAACAATATTTTTCTCATCATATTGTTTTGATAACTTGTGAAAAAAGTATCTATCATTTCTCTTTGTAAATGTTTCAAGTTTACAATTAACTTTACCACCATATTCTTCATAGTTATATGTATCTGTTGTAAAATGTAATTTAATTGCCAGATAGGCCTTAAATACTTCAAACCCTCCATACATATTCTTGTTCTCGCCATCTTTTTCTCATTTCTATGTATATAGGATCGTGTGTCACCACATCACGCCATCTTTTAAAAGTTCTAGCTGCCATTGCTTTTTCACTTGTAGCCCAATCTTTCTCTTGTGGTAATACTTTACCGTCTTTACCATACTTCTTACCATCTTTGTGATTAGCATATCGTCTGGCTCTAGTAAAACCCATTTCTAAAAACTTTCTACACATATCCATACCTAAAAAATCTTTTAACACTCTGTAATCAGCATACATATTATAAATGTGTTCAGCACTTTTTCTTGCCTCTTTTATTGTCTTAAATCGCCAATGTTTACAAATAACATCTGTATATGGTCTAACTAACAATACACCTTGTTCACCACGACCTATTCTATATCGTGTATCATTTGGTCTAAACACGGTATTTTTATAATCTAATTTGTAATTAAACTCAATCATTTAATATTTTATTTGTAGCTTCTACTATTTCCTCTGTCGTAAATTTACTTTTTTCATCTTGTAATTTCATTTCATACTTTAAGATTATATTACTTAATCTTTGAGCAGGCCAATTTACTGACAACATTTCGTCTCTCAACTCTCTTAAATCTTTTAATATATCTTTTATCATATTGGTAACTGACCACATTTAGGATATTTTAACATCTTTAAATTAGTCGCCTCTAGTTTGATTTTTTCTTTTAGTGATTTTGATATGAGATTACCGACCGTACCCTCATCTATACCGTGTTCTTTACAATACCACAATACGGCTTCCATATGTGATATAGATTTTTCTTTTACAATGTTTTCTATTTTTAAACTAAATTCTTTGCTTGTCATATTTTTTTTAAGGCCGTGGTTTGACTCTCGCCTAGTACACGGCCTGGTACCTTTTGTTTGTTAACAGTACCAATATAACATATGATATTGGTTTTGGCAAGTTTTTAAGAAGTTTATTGGTTAGGGCTTGTTAGATCAAATGTATGAAATAATATACAGCTCTCTGTACCATCTGGTACATCTATTACGGCTGCTGACTCTGTTTTGTCCTCATTTACATAGTAAGTTATCATATAGACTGGATTTCCATCAGCCTCCATTCCTTCTCTACCTAAAGAAAGATTAAATGGTTTAAATTTATAATGAATTAAATAGTTGTTGATTGTATTTTGTGAACCACATAATGATGGTACTTGTTGAAAGTAGTATTGACCAAAATCATTTTCGTGGTCAGCATATACTACTGTAGCAAATAAAATACCTAAAATTGTTATGAGTTTTTTCATCTTACCTTTGTTTGATAAGATATTATTTGGTCGTTATCTTATCTTTGTTTAGTTCTTCATAATATTTATAAAAATCTTCAATTGCTTTGCCAAGTTCTTTTTCGTAATCTGCTTTGTTCTTTACGAAAGTCTGAACAGTACCGTCTTCACTAGCAAGCAAAATAACTATTTGTTCAATAGGTTTACCAAATGTTTCTTCAAACATATGAGCATAAGCCGTGGTTTGTAGAAAGTAATTCTCAATCCAGTCTTCTTGTCGCTCTTTGTTTGCTGTCTTAAAATCTATTACAGATAACTTACCATTATACTCAGCTACACAATCTACTTGACCAGCAATTGTAAGTTTTGGACTATACATAATTGCCTCTAATAGATGTATGTTATCAATTTGATCTATGTAAGGTTTCATTAACTTAAATAAACCTATTGGTAAAACGTCTCTAATACTAGGAGTTTCGCCTTTGATGTATTGTTCTACTAGTGTGTGAAATGCTTTACCTCTACGAGCTGCTCTGCCCATTTCCCAATTGGCAACATTCTCGCCAATGGCGTCTCGCCATTTCTGTAAGCCTTCTTTTTTTCTAATACCTAATACCGTGGTAACAGATGGATAGTTCTTACCGTCTATATTGTAAAAACGAAAGCCGTCTATTCTCTTACCTTTAGTTTTAGGTAATACTTGTTTGTCTAATTCTATAAATTTAAATGTCATAATATCCTCACTATACCATAATTTAGTTTATTTGTCAAGCTTCATACTTAATTACTTCGGTGTCAAATCAAAGATTCATTAACTTCTTCTGGTGTAGGTCCGCCAGCAGCGTCTGAATATTCTTTTTGGTAAGCTGTTTTACCGTTAGCGTCTCTAAATGCTATCAAATATTCTTTTCTATTGTCATCACCATTCTTGTATGAGCAATGTACCCACCCACTATTTGGTTCGTCCTTTTTGTGGTATTCCAGAATTAACTGGTCAAAATCCAAGTTATCGTTTATCCAATCGGCCAATGTTTTATTCGACAATCCATAGATTTCGAAATCGGCCGCCTGGCCAGAGGCGTGTTGTGAAGATACGCTTGAGCCTATCTCTACACACAATTCTGGACTACGAAACCCACTTGATATTGATACAACTTTACCGAAATGGTCTCGGACTGGTTGTAATACGTGGTCACAAAGTCTTTGTAAGTTCTCAATATTATCCTCATTAGGATTATTATTGATATTCTTCCTGGTAGCTGTTTCGCTTTTGATAAGCTCTTTAAGCGAAAAGTTTTTGCTTAGTCTCATTTATTTTTTCCTTTGCTTTTAACTTTAACTTTTTTAGGTTCTTTAGTTCATACCAACTATGTGAAGACCTATCATTGTTTCTTATGTCTTCAGCTTCATTCACTTGTTTTTTTAGTTCTTTATGTTTTGCTTTCGCTTCCATAAATTACCCCCTTGTAAGTTTTAATACTTTTTCTATTTGTGCCTTAATGATTGGTCCTCTGTTTGGCCAATGTATGTAAGGTTCGTCTGACTTTGATAAGTTATATAAAAACGGTAATATAACTTTCTCAATTTCTTTAAATCTTTTTTTCTGTTCTTCAGTTGTTGTTTCTTTTGCTATAGTTTCTTTTTCTGCCACTATTTGCATTATCTCGTTCATCATTGACTTGATTGATGAAACATCTGATTTAACTTTTGAAATTTCTATATTAGAATTTTCTACTAATTTTGGATCAACAGCAGGTGTACTATCAGTTTTTGGCTTTGAAGACACCGGTGTAAAACCATAATCTTGGTCCATATCAAAATCTCGCATATAATCTGGTATATCTGCCATCTTATTTACCTCTTCTTTTCCTGTGTTTCGCTAATACTTGTTCTGTTTTAGATTGTTTGATTGTTTTTTTACCATATCTATCAGCAAGGGCACTTTTAGGGTGTGCCTCGGCTATTCTACTTAAATTATCTTTCCATCCGCCATCTTGTCTGTACGAGAGGCCTGAAACCCCTGCTACTATATTTATTGGAACAATAACCTGTGAAATGTGTTTATTTTTTGCTAGATACTCTTCCATTTCTGATATGGTCATCATATCGGTATGTTCTTTTTTAGATTTTTTATTGTAAAATGTGTATAATGGCATTAGTATGAATTATAAACCACAAATACAAGAGACATAATAAAACAGATAATCAAAATATGATTACCTAAATTCCAAGCACTCTTACCCACGGTGTGTGGATTTTTTGGGTCTATTATATTTTTCATTAACTTTTAAATGGGTCTTTAACTATAAAATACTTATCAAGCATTTCTAATTGATCATCATACTCAGCAATTATACCTAATTCTTTTTCAATTGTTTCTACAACATCTGGATGTTCAGCAATACCATTTATTTTTTCTAGTAATACTTCTACATTTGCTTTATGTTTTGCTATGTGACCTTTAGCGTGTTCTTGTAAAGCTTCAATTAATTTTGCTCTCATATTATTCCTCTATGTTATTGTTATATAGGCCATCCCATAACAACTTTTTTTCGTCAAAGGTAAATGGCCTAATCATATTTTTACCCTCGTCTCGTCTCTCTTTTGTTTGCCTTTTAGATTCTTCTAAAGACAACTTTTCTATTTCTTCATAGTCCATACTATTCTGCCTCTAGCATATCTGTATACCATTGTGGTACAACAGATGGTGCTTTCCAGGTAGCAAATCTTCTTTTCTTCATAATATAATATTTACGATAACTTTGAACAGCGTCACCTGGTACTTTACATTCATCAGGCATTGCTGGTTGTGGATCAGTTGCTACCTTATTAATTTTAGAATTTTTAGGTGGTGATGATAATATTTCACCAAGTTTTTGTATAGCAACGTGGTCTTTTGTATGATTGTATCTTTTCTTATACTGATCATTCAGAGCCATCATATGTTTATATAACCACATATAGTTATAAGCAGATTCAAATAACCATATTGTACTAGGGTGTTTTACCCAGCCTGCTTTGTATAAGATTGTTTCTAAATTAGAATTAGGGTGTTTCCACCTTTTGATTTTTCTGCCATTGGCAGTTTTGCCATAATACTCTATACCATCTTGTACTCTATGACAAGTACACAATAATTGAGCAGACTCTAAAATCATTTTTACAACGTGTTTATCACAACTCATTTCAGCTGCCACAATTGGATCTTTATGTAAATAAAATATATTCATTAGTGTATCAACTTTCTCATAACAAAATCCATCATACCATATTGATTTGCTAAGTCAATCATTTTTTTATACCAAAGAGCTTTGAAGTCATCATTATTTGATTCAGCACAGGCCTTCGCTAAGTTCTCTAGTTTTTTTATTTTCTCACCTTTCATTCTCATTATATCCTCACTTGTAATCATAGTCTATAATATAACATATCCACCAGATATGTCAAGCCTAGTTTCCAACGTTGGCACCGTTAGTGATAATCGTTCTCACTATGGTAAAACCTGGATTATTCCAGTCTAATTTTTTGGTACAATCAGTATCAGTTAAACAGGTTGTTTTCATACAACCTGTAAGAGCTACTATGCTAATTATTAGTATTATTTTTTTCATTGTCGTTCCAGTCCATTATTTGGTCTATTTTCAATTTTATCTCATCTGGATCAAGGCCGTCTAGTTCTTTATAACCTAGTTTATTAACAAAACCTTGGTAACCTTTTAATTTTTTATTTCTTTTCTCTAACTTTTCTATTCTTTTTGCTAGAGTTTCTTTAGCGTTATTTGTTGTTAAGTTTTTTTTCATACGCCATTGATTTAATGATATGTTAGCCGCTATCAATAATAATAC